TCAATAACATTTCTTTTAATAAGCATACAGCCAGTTGGTGCATGAGTAACCTCAGTTTCTCCATCGGTTACTTCAATAGCTGAAACATCAGCTACTTTAATAGGAAAAGTGTAACCATATTTTAAAAAATCTTTATCATTTTTAAAATCTTCATCTTTCATTCTTCTATAAACAGATCCTTGATTAATAAACTTCATAGGATAAGGAGCAGCTATAATATCTCTATCTTTTTCTAACATCTTAAATATTGTCTTTGTATCAAAGTCTACATCTGAATCTATAAATAACATATGGGTGTAATTCTCTTTATCAGAAACAAAATCAGCAGCGCATATATTTCTACCCTGTTGAACTAAAGACGATTTAATAAGATGAAAACTAACTAGTATATTCTTAGTCATACATGCCATTTGAAATTTAAGTAGGGATCTAACATAATGAATACCTACTTCACTATGCACAGGTGTAGCCACCATAATTCTATATTTAGATTGAGGTGGTAATGTATGTCCTTTTAATTGTTCTGTCAGATCTATTGTTTGCACAGGTTCCTTATCAAACCAAATAGGTTCATTAGATTTTTCTTGCATCACTTGTTATTCCAGTTAAAAATTGTGTCCAGGTTGCAGCTTGTTTAGGCCAACCATAATACAGGTTATAAAAATCACTCTGTCTTTTTAAATGATCTTGAATAGGTTTAAGAGTAATCGCTTCTGCCCCTTGTTTAATAGCTTGTGCAAATTTAAAAGCCAGCCTTCTGTGATTATTATCGTAAGGTACATAAATACCAAACTCAGAACAAGTTTCTGCTAAAGCTCCTAAGTTTGTTACAATTGTATAAAGGCCTGCTGCCATAGATTCTATAGCTGAAATACAAGATGTCTCTTCCCAGATACTCGGGTAAACAAACATATGATAATCTTTTAAATGTTCTTTAATGTAAGTATTAGGTTTATAACCTATATAGTTTACATTTTTTAATTGTTTAGCTTGTTCATATAAACCTTTGTATTCTTTATCATTCTGTTCATAAAAAGCTTTACCGTATATCTCGGTAGATGAATAAACATCTAAAGTAATTAAAGGGTGATTTACTAATTGCATAGCCCCAAGCAATACATTTAACCCTCTCCAAGGAGTTATTTGATGTATAATTTTTATAGGTTTATCTTTTTCGTAAACAGGAGCAGGTTCTATTTTACTTATACCGTTTTTAATAATCATACACTTGCCTCTATCTAAACCAAATTTTTTAGTAAAATTTTCAAAGTTCCAATGTGAGTTAAATACATACCAATCATATTTAGTGTGATTCTTTTTATCTTGAAACCAAGGATAGATATTAGGTTGATCCCAAGAATTTTTTTGCCAAAGAATATTTATTTTATCTTTTGATAAGGGAATTTTTTCTGGAACAGATGTTGTAATTTGTACTTTACTTAATAGTTGAAGATCTACGTATTGAGTTAGATATTCAAGCTGTAGTTCCGTTCCACCTTTAGGTGTTGGATTTATTGTCATCTTTCATTACTTTCTGAAATAAGTCTAAATTTTTAGGGTCAACTGTAACTTCACAATCAACCACAATGTCAGGACCTTCTACTTTCTCTTTGTAGATTTCTCCTGTCTTTTTATTACGATAAGTATATTTAGTTATACACTTAATCTTTGTTACATCATCCATTCTGATCTTCTCTATTTACTAGAGCATAACTTACAAATCCAGTTATAGTGTCTGCAGTGTCTGCTTGCATTTTTATAACATCACCCGCTTCTAAATTCAAGGTATTAGAAAGCATATTTATAAATTCTTTATTAAGCTGTGCATGACTTATTTCAGTATCACTACCACCAGATTTTTTTAAATAAAGATCTACATCAACGTTAGATGCCGCTTCATGACTGGCTTGAACAGTTTTAACAATAGCATAGGCACTAGTGTTAATAGTTAACACTGTTGTTAAATTTGTAGTGGTTAAATCAATTGCTGCGCTTTTATATAATACTGCCATTATGCTAAAAAATAATTATAAATATCTTGTTCTTCTTTTAAATCTTGTTGAAAAGAAAAATTAAGTTGTTGTTTTAAAGTATCTAATGCTTCTAAAATTTGACGTTGATTAGATGGATCATACGTTGGCGCCGGTTCTGGTATATAATTAATTATTTTAGCCATTACCTTCTACCATCTGGTCTTGTATCTAATCTAAGAGAACCATATCTCCAAGACTCTCCTACTGCCGTGTTTTCAAATTTCACACTTACTAATCTTCCTCTTGCTCTAGTATCTATCTTATCAGTGGTTGAGGTAACTGTAAAGGGTCCTAAAGGTGAACTAGTCTGAGTGTCAGATGGATAGTCTGATATAAATAAAGTAACTTGGTTATTACCCACAATCTCTTTATAGTCAGGAATAAACCTGCTTACTGAAGCAAAAAATTCACCATCAGCAATGTCAAAATCTCCAGATCTTATAAACCCTTGAATAGCAGATGTACCCGTGCTGTTAACTTGATCTACATCTTTTTCATGTTCATATAAAACTGTAGCCCCATCTCTATTAGTAACTCCTGATATAGGAAATAAAGGAGTGTCTGATGGACTATTGGAATCTGTAGATCCGTTTGGAATATAATCAGTTGCAAACGGTCTTTCAAAAACATCTGCATCGCTGTAAGTGGTTCTGTCCAATGTGCTTGTGTGCCAGCTATTTTCTGCATAATTATAAGTAACACATCTATCAACTTGCAAAGAATTTTCTGTTGGATAAAACCAATTTACTTCAGTGTACAAACTATTGTGGCCTGCATAGATAATTTCATTGGCATCAAAATTAAGACCTGGATTACCATCACCTGTAGTAAATACAAAGTCTTCTACTAAACAAGGTATTTGTTTTACTGTTCCATCAAATGCAAAAAACCCACCTGCTTGACCCATCCAGTAAACAGCACCTTGAGCAAACACAACAGCGTGTTGTCCTAAACAACCACAATTGGTTCCCACTTGTCTAATACTAAATGTAAATGGTGGTCCTACAAACTGAGCTACATAAGCAGCTTGATCTGTTAAAATTAAAACATAGTCTTTACCTTGAACGGCGGCGGTAATTTTATTTCCTGTATCTAATCTAAATGTACCAGCCGTATTGGTTGCTGTCGGTGTGTATACGTTTAATGTTTCTTGATTAGTGAACCTGATAAACATAGGGTCTTGTGTCGTTGCATCAGTCATATCCGTTAAAGCACCAAACTGAAATAAATGTCTATCTCTGTCTGAGAATAAAGATAACGTTGAAACCATATTAACTTCACTGCCTACCCCTGCAATTACAGTGGCTCTAGTTGATAAAGCTCCAGCAGAATTCCATTGAAAAGTATTTCCATTTCTAAGTGTTGCAATCAAAGTATTACCAGCATGATCTAAAGACCAGTTAGCTGGGTCTAACGTTACGTTTGAAGTTGATCTTGCTGTGCCCCAAGCTTCTTTACCCCATTGATAAGTACTCCAACCAAAACCTAAAGTTTGAAAAGTGGGTCCTGGTCTTATGTACCTTTGATAGTTAAATGATCCTTGAGCCGTCATTCCGGAATTACCTTCCGCTGTCGTTACACCTGCAGCAGGGTTCAATAAACTTATAGTAAATGAGTTTGCGTTAGGGACGGTTAATACTTCAAAAGCGTAAGTTTCAAAATCAGGTGCTGTAAGTGTTGTAGATCCAGCCACAGATACAGAAGTAAATACCACGTAATCTCCAACTATAACGCTGTGTCCAGTTGAATTTATCGTTACCGTAGAACCAGCTGCTAAAGAAGTGGTAAAGGTTCCTCCTGAAACTGGAGATCCAGCTAAAGGAGTAACATCATAAAATCTTTCACCACTAAAGATAAACAGCCCTGAGCTTGTTCCAATAGCCGAAAATTTTGTGCCATTTAAATTAGTAAATGTATGTTGAGCCCTAGCTACACCAGGAAGAGTATTATTAGCAGTGGTTAATTGATCCCATCCCCCTATTTTTTCAGGCACTCCATATCTAAATCTAACAAAATCACTATCAACCCACTTACCTGCAGCGGCCGAAGGTGTACTT